AAACGGAACATATTTTATAACAGTTGGCAACAATGGAGATGCACTAGCAAATCCTAATGTTGCAGATATTTTTGAAAAAGCACGAGAATATAATCCACGTATACGCCTTGGTTTACATACAAATGGGTCGTTGGGTAAAAAAGAAACATTCGAACGCCTTGCAAAATTATTTTCATCAGGTGACGATGCATTTGAATTTGCTATTGACGGACTCGAAGATACAAACGAATATTACAGAGTTGGTGTTAAGTGGAACAAAATAATAGAAAATGTAAAAACATTTGTTAATGCTGGTGGTAAACCTATTTGGAAGTTTGCTCCATTTAAACACAACGAAGATCAAATAGCAGAAGCAAAACAATTATCAAAACAACTAGGGTTTAAAAGATTTAGGGTTATAAAAAATATAATGGAAAGACCAGATAATAAATCTGATTCAATTTTAGATAATTTTCATGCTAAAGGTACACAAATATTAGATAGTTATGATAATGTTCCTGCATCAGTAACAAAAGAAAAATCAGTCTGGATAGAAAAAGGGAGTGAGTTATTACCACAATGCACAATTAATAATATGATATATGTATCCTCAGCAAAAAAAGTGTATCCGTGTTGTTGGTTTGATTCGGAATGGAACATGTCAATTAAAAATTGGTGGAATGGTACCTGGAATGATCTTAATACATATACTCTTGAAAGTATTATGCAAAACAAAAAAGCAAAAGAACTTATTGATTCTTTTAATAACGAACAAAAAGTTCATAGAATTTGCCAAGAATTATGCGGTTCTTGCAAAAAATAGGTTGACCTTACGATAAATATCACATATAATATATACTAATAAAGGCTTTTAAACACTTTGGCTAACATAGGAGAAATAACATGGCTAAAATTAACCTGCGTAAATCCGCGGCAATCCAGAAAGAACTCCAATCCAGGATTGCTGAGATACAAATCGATTCTACTGTTGAAGTAGATGAATTCATTAAACCGAAAGAAGCAGTTACCAACAAATTACAAGAAGCAGTAGAGAACATTCAACTGCGAACCAATCTTTTAACTACACTTTATTCAATGAGAGCAAAGACTGCTCAAATGAACGCAAAGTGCGGTGTGTCTGGTTTACTCGCCGAGGAAGCTCGTCTTGATCACGAGATACGGCAGTATACGGAACTTAGCAGGAATAGGGCTCGTATAAAGTACGATGAAATTGAAGGACGACTTGAAAAATTAAGTAGACGTTCGGATGATTCTTTTTCTAGTCGCGACACTATAACTGTTGGATTGTTTGACAAAGAACAAGTCTCAAATTTTAAAGAGACCGTTAAAGGTCTTAAAAAGACGAGACAACAAGCCAACGATAAACTGCTTGAACTTAATGTTAAGAAAGCAATAGAATTAACTACCGATGAAGAACAAATTCTCATTAATGAGGGTTTACTCTAATTCGGCGTTAGGCGGATGCTATTAAAAGAGGCTTCATTTCGGCTTTTAGTCGACATTCCCCAAACGAACTACTGGAACGCCAAGGCTTTGATCCTAGAAGAACAGATGCTTGTTGATGCTAGGATGCAGGCGTTATTGTTGTTTTTTGTTTATTGACCATTGTTCGTTGATTAGCCATCTTTAACCCATCCGCTTTTTTCTTGTTTAAATATATGCATGAACGACAAGGACAAAAAAGAACTTCGATTCGGTTTAGAAACACAATACCGTCATAAATTATATAACGATCCTGCCTTTCCATTTTTTCCTAGTTTAGGTATTCGAGACATTCTACAAGGCTTTGGTTTTGAAGAAGAATATATAGGTACTCTCCATTTACATTGGGTTAATAAAGATAACGGCATAGTATACGAGAAACCTAGACACACTGATGTAAAAGGTGTTTGGGAAGCCACTTGGTATGATACTGCTGAAGAAGGACTACTAGCCGGCGAACGAGTAGTTAACGAAAGCCCATTTGATGCTTTAAAAGTAACAGAAATGGTTATAAAGAATCAACTAGAACAGTTAAAGCAAGACCTACGTACTAAACCCCCAGAGGTCGATCCATTTGATTTTGAAATAAATACTAAAGATAAATTATTAAATTAAAGGTTAAATGAAAGCACTATTGAGATGGTGGCTTATATTTTGCCTCTCGATCCTAGCCGGTGGAATCGCAGTATACTTCAATTTGCACATTGACCTATACCACGCAGATCAGACCAAAATAAGTTTCTTAATACTGTCAGTGTTTACAATGACGTCGCTTTGGATTGGGTGGAAGACTAAGTTAACCGAAAATACAAAGCAAGATGTTAGTGTAGGTTGGTTTACAGCCGAAGCATGTCTTGCCTTGGGTATGATAGGAACTGTAACAGGATTTTTATTAATGCTTAGTGGTGCATTTGCAGACATTGACTTATCCAATACTAGTACCATACAGAACTCACTTACAAAAATGGCACTAGGTATGAGTACTGCATTATACACTACCTTAGTAGGTCTCATTTGTTCTTTAACATTAAAAATCCAGTTAGTTAATGTTGAAAACGAGAACAAACAAGATGGACAGTGATTCAAAATATAGAAGTAGTTTAGCATTTACTGACCTACTGTTTAATGTTCTAATAGGTTTTGCCTTCCTTTTTATTATTGCATTTATTTTAATTAATCCTATAACAAAAGAAGCAAACATAGAAGCAAAAGCAGAATTTATGATTATAATGGAGTGGGATCATAAATCTGTATACGATGTAGATTTATGGATGCAAGATCCTTTAAAAACAATAGTAGGATTTCCTAATAAAGAAGGCGGGTGGTTACATTTAGATAAAGACGACTTGGGTTCAAGCAATGATACTATTCAACTAGCAAATGGTCAAAAAAGGACAATATTTCTAAATCGTGAAATAATGACAATTCGAGGAACTGCACCTGGTGAGTATATTGTTAATGTACATTTGTATTCAAAGAAGAATAAAGACCATGGTCCTATTGATGTTACTGTTCAGGTACTAAAAATAAATCCGTATGGCGAAGTACATAACGATGTTCTTACTCTTAAAAATAATGGACAGGAGGAAACTGTCGTTAGATTTAAAGTAAATGATGCCGGGGAGGTAATTTCTAAAAACAAATTACAAAAACGTTTTGCGGGAAAGCACTCGTCAACAGCGGAGCCAACAACCCATGGCGCCAGTTCACAGGGAACTAATATAGGTTCTCCACCAGGTTTAGAAGGCATGGAACATCAGGGCGAATCAGGCCCAACATCAGCAACAGTTGACCAAGAAGGTAGAATTACGTATGATTATGATGAGTTACCCGAAGGAGGATTTTAATGGTATTTTTTAGTTTTTTAATTGTAGCATGGGTACTTTTATTAGCAATAATATTATGGGATCTAATACAAAAAGGACAAAATAAACTTTACATGTTTATTTTAATTCCTGCTTCTCTTTTGCTTACTGTAACAACATATATTACAGTACAAGGATTATTAGGATATCCTACCAAAAATATAAAGTCAAAGAAGTTTATATTAATTTCATCGGCTGTTAAAGAACCAGATTGGGTTTATTATTGGGTTGTACACGACGGAGACATTGATCCTATTGCATATAAGGTTCCATACACAGAACCTGAACACGAGAAACAAGAAAAAGCAAGTGAAGCAATGGGCGAAGGTGAAATAATTGAAGGTGAATTTATTGAGCCTGAACAAGCAAGCGATGGTAGTAACACCAAAAAAGGACACTTAGAGTTTTACAAATTTGATTTTAGTAAAAAAGTACCTAAGGGGTAGAATCCCCTTTTTCAAGAATAAAGTCATGCCAGTATAACATATTTGTGTGCAGTTTATCAACATCAACTGGTTCCATTAAATGTTCTACAAAATCATAGTTTTTATTAAAAATCATATCTTCTAAGTTTATTTCGATACAATGTTTGTTTAAAGTAGGTATTGCAACTGGTGGTTCATATACTTCCTGTCTATCAAATCGTGTAATGTTTACACGTTCAAAATATGTATTGCCATTTGGTAGTAAACATACAATGGACGGATCGTTACTATTAACAAAAAAGTTACTTCTAAATTCGTTTTGAACAATTAGTGTGTTAATTTTCTGTGAATGAAACATATGCTTTCCTTTATCCTTCATCATATTGGTAGTACTAATTACATAATTCCATTCATCTTGGGACATACAATTTGCTAGATACCAAGATGCTACACGAGAAAATCTTCCAACATCTAAATTACCGTTTAGTTGGAATTCTTTATCTTTTTTAGTTATGCTAAAATAATTGTAACCTAATGCATCATGCAATGCCCAAGAAAAGAAATGTCCACAATGTCCAATTTTATTGAACACGTAAATTAATTGTCTCATGAATATTCCTGTCCTTTATGTGTATCTAACATGCGATGGTGCCATTGTAACATACTATTATGCAATACATCTATATCAACATCTTCGTATATGTATTTTACAAAGTCATAATTTTTATTAAAAATCATATCTTCTAAATTTAGTATAATAGAATATTCGCTTAATATGTTTTCCCATCTAAAATTAGAAGGGACAGAACTATGACATGCACCAGTTAACGGATCAAATACTTGGGGTTCTTCGGGTTGCATTTCTAAATCTTGATTAATACTTTCTAATCCTTTACGCCAAACTCCGGTACGTTTAAAATATGTATCTCCGTTTGTATAAAATACTAAATTATTTGGATCATTTGACTGGATTGGTAAATTGTATCTAAATTCGTTTTGAATAACTATTGTAGAATTTTTTTTAGAGAATAACATTTTATCCTCTTTTAGTATTTGATTAACTACTCTAATAACAAATGCCCATTCTATTAGCTCGTTATCAGCCATACCATCATCGCTATTGTTAATTAATATTTCTTCGGTAGCATTGTGTGTATGGTTTTTTATATTATATGATCCATGTTGGCCGGCTTCAGATAGAAAATACGATACCATTCGTAACTTATCACCTAAATTCTTATTTCCAGTCTCACTGCCATTTAAATTATATTCATATCCTAACCAATTAGATTCATAATAATTATAGCCTAGAGCATTATGCAACGCCCAAGTGAACCAAACTCCACAATGACCTGTTCGATTTAATACATAAATAATTTGGTTCTTTTTTTCGGTTGACATTTTGCTATATGATAGTATAATATTTATATAACATTAAAACACTAACAAAGAGGCGTTTTATGTCAGGATACGTTGAATTTACATACGATCAAGCAAAGCAAGTGCTAGTTGAAGATATGGGTTTTAAATGTATTAATGATGTTGATCCAAACTCAGAAGGATTTGGCATTAATGCAAACGAGTATGTTTTTGAACGTGTAGTAAAGAATGAAAATGCAGACGATTTTATGAAAGCCTTAAAAGGCGACAACTTCCGTTATTCCATCCGTATTTTTTCATCCGTAGATAGAAAAACTAAAAGAACACGAGAAATTGGATCTGATGCAATTCGTGTTACTTTATTTGATCTTAAACAAGATCGACCTGTTAAAGCAGAACGCAGAGTAAATAGAACAGTAAATGCCTTTCGTAATATGAAAGAGCGGGCACAGGAACTTTGGAAATATGTAGCAGATGGAAATCATGTTTGTCCAAAGTGTGAAAGTTTACTTGTTAAACGAACTGCGAAACGTACAAAGAAAAATTTTCTTGGATGCTCAAGTTATCCAAAATGTACTCATACGCAGAACTTATAGGCCATTAGTGTCAATGGATTAGCACAGGAGACTCCAACCCTCCAAGTCTGGGTTCGAATCCTAGATGGTCTGCCAACTTAAACAAAGGAATAGTATGCCAAAGCAAAAAAAGAAAACTGGTGGTAGTTTATTAAAAGTTGCTCCTAAAAAGAAAAAACGATTATCACAAAGAGGTCTTGACGAACAACATACTGGACCAGAGCCCGAATATTATGGACTAGTTAAAGATATGGATTTAGCATATGGGTTTAATTATTACAATTACCATAGTAATGTTAAAGATGCAAAAAAATACTTAGCAGAGTATCTAGTTGAACGAAATCGCACTGATGATTCTAAAATGGTAAAAGCATGTCCAGATGTATTTGTTCTTCCAACTTATGGTTGGCTTGCACGAATGGCAGTGAAAGGTGCAGAGTTTGAAGAAACAGTACAAGAGAAATTAGATAGACATGTTGATTATCTTTGTACTCACGGATTTAATAAACTAGAACAAAAGGACGAAAAGAAAGAAGAACGCCAAGTAGGTCCAACAATACAAGACCGTGTTAAAGAACAAGCATGGGATATTGGTGCTGAATTAGAAAAATGGAAAGACATGTGTACAAGTAACGAAAGCACATGGGCATTAGTTTCCTTACAAAACAAACCACTTGAGTATTTGCGTGGTAATGGATGTAACCAAGCTCATGCAAGAGTTATTAAAAAAGACTACGAAGCAGAACTTGCTGAAATTAATCATGCAATTCTTAAAACTGACGAAGATATGGTTGAAGGTTATTCACATATGTCAACTTCAGATAAACATCGTTTTGTAACGTTTTTACAAGATGTCATTGATGCATGTGATATGATTATTGGTGAATCACTTGCTAATAGAAAACAACGTACAAAGAAACCAAGAAGTGCTGAAAAGCAAGTTGCTAAATTAAAATACTCTCCTAAAAATGATGATTTAGGAATTGTAAGCGAAAAACCATTATCATTAATTGGTGCAACTGCGGCAGTGATTTATCAATGTAAATTTAGAAAGATTGGTGTTTTAATTGCCGATGACAGTATGGGGTTTAAAGCAAAAGGTACAACCATACTAAATGTGAACGAAAACCTAAGTGTTAGGAAAACACTTCGTAAACCTAAGGAACAATTAAAAGAATGTAAAGGACTTAGCAAAACTAAGTTTGATAAATGGTTTACAAGCATAAATGCAGTAGAAACCCGGTTAACTCCGCGATTTGGCGATGATACTGTAATCCTCAAAGTATTTAAATAGATCCCAAGTCCATGCAACTACCTTAGTCTCCTTTTTCATAAATATTGTAAAAGGTAGTTGTATGGCCCAGTCTCAACGACAGAAATTAATTAAAGATATAGAACTTAGCCTCGGTGGAGGTATTGTAGATGTTGAATTAGATGCCGATCATTATAATTTAAGTATTGATCACGCATTAGACCGTTATAGACAACGTTCGTCAAATGCAACAGAAGAAAGTTTCGCAATACTCTCATTAACAAAGGAAGTTAGTGATTATGTCTTACCTGATGAAATAATCGAAGTTAAAGATATCTATAGAACAGTAACAGGTATTTCTGGAACAACATATGGAAATGATGTTGAGCCTTTCGAGGCGGCATATCTTAATACATATTTGTTGCATTCAGGACGGGCTGGTGGCCTTATGACCTTTGAAGCATATTCTCAGCATAGAGAAATGCTTGGTAGAATGTTTGGTAGTGAATATATGTTTACATGGAAGCCTAGTAGCAAAACAATATCAATACAACGAAAAGTAAAAAGTAATGACGAAAATGTTATTCTACATTGTTATAACTATAGACCTGAAGCAGATTTATTAAGCGATACATATGCTGGATTTTGGTGTCGAAGTTGGGCAGTAGCAGAAGCAAAATTAATTATAGCAGAAGCAAGAAGTAAATTTAGCCAAATTGCAGGACCACAAGGTGGTACTACATTAAATGGTGAGGCATTACGTACAGATGCACAGGCATCAATGGACAAGCTCGAGCAAGAACTTGTAACTTACCAAGATGGCGGCGATCCGCTCCATTTTGTCATCGGTTAAACACCACTATATACCAAATACCACATAAATATGTAAAAGAGACCTATAATTTTAAGGAAAACTAAATGGCAACTTTAGTATCACCAGGAGTCAGTGTTTCGGTAACTGACGAATCATTTTATGCCAGCGTCGGAACTGGCACAGTACCAATGTTTATCATTGCAACAGGGCAAGATAAAACGTTGACGGACGGCACAACCACTGCACCGTATACAACTTCAGCAACTGCTGGAAACGTAGCTCTTATTACAAGTCAACGAGACTTACTTAATAGTTACGGAGATCCTACTTTTAAAGTTACAAGCGGAACTCCAGTACACGGGCATGAAACAAACGAATGGGGTTTATTGGCCGCATATTCCTTTCTAGGAATAGCAAGTCGGGCTTATGTTGTAAGAGCAGGCATTAATACTACCGAATTAGAAGCATCTGCAACAGAACCAAAAGGACCACCTAACAATGGTCAAGTATGGCTTGATACAACATCAACATCATGGGGCATCTTTGAAGCCGATAGTGCTGGTGCTTGGGTAAGTAAGACACCAACTGTATTGACAGCTCTTGAAGTAATATATGCTGGAGCAAGTGCGGTTCCAAATGATGGAGCGGCATCAGTTGCGGCATTACCAGTTGATTCATATGCAATCGTTACTATCGATGTTAATGGAGACCACTTAGCAGGATGGAGATATTACAAAAAGACTTCATCAGCAACGTGGACAGAAATTAGAGAAACAGATATGCAAGCACTTGGTGGAGTGTATGCGGCAACAAATATATATGTTGATCCACATACAAGTGTACCAACAAGTCCAGCCAGATACGATGTATGGATTAAGATGACTTCAGCAAATGCTGGAATGAATGTTGTTATGAAATCTTACAGTTCAACAACTGCCGGATGGACAACTAAAACAACACCTGTATTATTTTCTGATGCTGATGCGAATTCACCAGGACGTTTTGGTGTTGGGTCACAAGCATACGGAACCGCTGTTATTTCAGCCGGTGATGTTGCTAGTATCACAGTAGACGATGGTGGATCAGGTTATTCCGCAGGTGATTTACCAACTGTTACATTAGGTGGAGCAACAAATAGAACTGCAACAGCAACAGTTGACTCGTCAGGTAAAATTACCGCTATTACAGTAGGCGGAACAGCCGACACAGGATTGGTCCAAGGCGATGTAACTGTAAAGATTAAAGGTGGAGCAACGCCTGCCGCAGGTGAAATTTATATTGATGCAATTGATCACGATACTGGCGATCCAGAAATGAGTATTAAAACTGCTGATGGAGCAGGTGCATGGACTGCAATTACACCAGGTACTGCAACAGGTAATTTGCAAAGTAGTCCAACTGCATTAACAGGTTCTACAACGGACGGCACATATTGGTATGATAGTACTACAACAACCAGTTCTTTTGATATGTATATTAAAGCAACAGGACTTTGGGTTCCTAAAACAATTAGCTCTGTAGGTACTACGGCACCAACTGCACCAAGTAATAACGATTTATGGATGGACACAACAGGTGGCGGTCTTGTATTTAAAATGTATGATACTGGCACAAGTGCATGGGTATCACGTGATAGTTCAGATCAATCAACTCCAAATGGTGTTGTATTTGCAGACATTACTGAACGTGCAGGTGACACAACAAATGCAAGTACTGGCGCAACAGTTATAACAGGTGGACCAAATCCAGCATTATATCCGGATGGAATGCTTGCAATGAACTTATGTCGTTCTTCATATAATGTTAGAAAGTATGATAGTTCATTAACAACTTCATGGAAATGGCGTTCAGCAAGTGGAACAGCCGCTGATGGATCAGGAAATTTTGGCAGAGCGGCACAAAGAAAAGTTGTTGTTATTGCAATGCAAGCCGCATTATCAGATGATGACTTAAGAGCAGAAACATTAAGTTTTAACTTAATTACTGCACCAGGTTATCCTGAATGTGCTGACGAAATGTCTACTCTATCAACTGATAGAAAAGAAACTGCATTTTGTGTTATTGATACTCCAATGAGACTTGCTAATAATGCAACAAATATTAGTACATGGATTGATGGTACAGCCGCAACAGAAAATGGCGAAGATGGATTAGTGGCTCCTAAGAATGATAAAATGGGCGTTTACTATCCAGGTGTAGCATTAACAACAAACGTTGATGGTTATACAGTAGCTCAGCCAATGAGTCATACAATTATGCGAACATTAGCATACAATGACAATGTTTCTTATCCATGGTTTGCACCAGCAGGTATTGCAAGAGGATCAGTACAAAATGCTACAAACATTGGCTATATTGATAGCGAAAGCGAATTTAAGGCAGTAGCACTAACACAAGGGTTGCGAGACACTTTATATGCTAAAAAAGTGAATCCAGTAGCAAACTTTCCAGGTGAAGGTGTTATAGTTTGGGGACAAAAAACTCTTTATGCCGCAGATAGTGCATTAGATAGAATAAATGTTTCTCGTTTGATGATTTATCTAAGAGAACGTCTTGATAAAATTGTAAGACCGTTTATTTTTGAACCTAATGATACATTAACAAGAGCAAACATCAAAGATATGATTGAAAGATTCTTAGGAGACATACAAGCAAAACGTGGATTGTATGACTTTGCAGTAGTTTGTGATACAAGCAATAATACATCTGCAAGAATTGATCGAAATGAACTTTGGATTGATATTGGCGTTGAGCCAACAAAAGCCGCAGAATTCATTTACATACCTGTAAGAATTCTTAATACTGGTAAACTTTCCAGTTCTAGTTAATCTTCATGCAGTGGCGCCTAATTTGGGGGCCACTGCAAACCGCTTCTCAAAATTTGTCTAAATTTAATAAATACTAGAAACGACTTGGAGAGTATAATGGCTGTTTTAAGCAATTTCAAAGTACCTGTTGACGGGACACAACCCGAAGGTACAACTCTAATGCCTAAATTGCAATATAGGTTTAGGGTTACATTTCAAAACTTGGGTGGTAGTAACGCCACTGATAGTTTAATCAGGCTCACAAGAAACTTAGTAAGTGTTGGTCGGCCTGACTTGCAACACGATGACATTACTCTTGAAGTATATAATTCAAGAGTATATCTAGCAGGTAAACATACCTGGAATCCAATTCAATGTATAATTAGAGACGACGTTGATGGACATGTAATTAAAGCAATTGGTTCACAAGTTCAAAACCAAATGGATCACTCAGCACAGAGTGCACCGGTAGCCGCTGTCAATTACAAGTTTTCAACTTTAATCGAAACATTGGATGGAGCAAACCCAGTAGCAGATGAAAATATTTTAGATGCCTGGAGTTTAAGTGGATGTTATTTGTCGCAAATACAGTATGGTGAGAGTAACTATGCTAATAATGATGCACAAATAGTAACGATGACAATTAGATACGACAATGCCGAACAAACTGGAGCAAACGGCTTGGCAATTCTAAGTCGGGCACCATCTAGACTTAATGTCGGCGCAACGTCTAGTAACTAATGTCAGCATATACGTTAGCGGAAAAAGAATTTAATGTAATGGCTCCTTACGGGGAGCCTATGGAATTAAGGCCCCGGCAAAAGTTTAACTTTTATGTCCAGTTTGATTTTGCCAAACTCTCCAAGGACGACGGGGACGATGATCAAAGAGATACCACAAGGTCGGTGCCTCATCCGCTAGCGGTTCAAATAGAACTTCCTACTATACAATTTGATACTCAAGTAGTAAATCAATATAACAGGAAAAGGATTATACAAACAGGACATTCGTATAATCCTATCAGCATAGTTTTCTATGATACTGTTGATAATACATTTCAATCAGTATATCAAAATTATTTTAGATACTATTACAAAGACAGAATGCTTCCATCTTCGATACAAGGACTATATGATCCTGTAAGTGACATATCAGCAAGCGGACAACATGGCGGTGGCTTTGGTTTTAGCCCCCCACCATATGCTTATCAAAAGAATTTTATAAAATGGATTATGATTACTAGGGGCTGGCCAGACGAACTTACACTAGAAAATATAAAGAAACTTGATCCAGTAGTATTATATAACCCAACAATTAATAGTATTGCACATGATACTTTAAATTATGGTGATTCAGGGCCAATACAATGGACAATGAATGTATCGTTTGAACAAGTAAAATATCTTGCTCAAGTCGGTGATGAAAAAAATAATGATGAGGACAAGTCTACTCCTAACAATTTAAATATTGCAGATTCAATGACCGATATTGTTACCGCTTAATGAGGATGATAGATGCGAAGACGAAAATACGAACAAGGAAAATATACTTGTAAAAATCCCGGAAAATATTTTGGTAAACATACACCGCATTATCGAAGTAGTTGGGAATTAGTTTTTATGAG